ACGATTCACAGACATTTCATTATTTTCAATTAAATTTTTAACACTATCAATAACAGTAGGTAATTGTGTTGTAAGAAAATCATTTAAACGGCGTGTTTCATCAATAAGGCCCCATTGAGCTTCATGTTTCTTATTTATGCTCGGGTCGTTATATCGCATAAATCTAGACATGACAGGGCCTGGGTTAAGTTCCACATCACCACATTGTATGAGTGTATTAATTAAAAGAGTTTTATCATGAAAAACCATTTCGTAAAATGATGGAAATTCTACTTTAACTAAATATTCATACCAACGTGGTGTAACATCAATCTTCATACTTAAAATATGACGATTTACATTTCTGAATGAATGAAAATCACCATCTTCAAATATGCAGTCTTTATATAATTCCCAAAAAATCTTATACCAATATTTAGAACCTTCAAATTTTAAAAGTAAATTTCTCCAAAATTTACGATTTTCAAATGAAAATAATTTAGAATAGTGACTTAACCAATAATCAAACACAGTATCTACTTCTTCTTGTACTAAGAAGAACTGTGCTAAAATCATTGTTGGAGCACTAAATGCATAAGATCTTTTTAGGGGTTCAACAAAATTATATTTTAAAATGAGTGGTTGAACAGCATCAAAAATTTTAACAATTTTGATTTTATCAATTTCATTTCTTTTTAAAACACCATAACTAATTAATTGTTGAATATCAAAATCGTTTGCCTTAAATTCTTTCTTAGTTCTAATCATATGTTTACATAATGCTTGTAAACTAAGAGGAGCGTTTGTCGTCATTAAATTAGGGATTAGTAATTTATTTTGTTGTGTTGTATTCATATTTGTGATTGGCTATTCGTACTCCTCAAAAAGTTTCCTTTCGCCTTGTGGTTTCTATTATAAGATCAGAAGTGCACGCACGTGTGTTCGAATGTAACTTAATCGCCATCGACGTATCTGAAATTTAATTTTTACGAGTTTAGCTCGTATACGTGTTAATTGTGATGTAACACATATAAGAAATCATACAAAAGGTACGGCTTTTGCGTGTAACAATACCATATATGTTCCTCAATTGAATACTAGGGAGTCAAAACCTAGGGTGACCATTTCTATTCAATATCATATACTAATGTTTTCGC